CCACTAAGAGCAGACTTAATGCACTTTGCTACGAGTTTGCTACAGGTTACAGAGTTTTTCAAAAAAACTGGGACTGGTTCGTGGCAGACTTCCAAGGCAATGCTTCTGACTTTGTTGACGGTTTTGAACTTGCAATCTCATAGGCCAGTTAAACAAACTGGCACACAGGGGCTTTATTAAGTCCCTTTTTTATTCTATAATAGGTCCAACAACAAACAAACAACATGGCCGCAAACAACATCAAACAGCAAACAACACTAACAATGGCAGACGGCCGCCGCATTAAGTACACAGTACTTAAGAGAAGCAATGCTGGCAGAACTATGGCACGGCGCGCTTGGAATAACGCCGCACCAAAGGGCAGCTTTATGCACCAAGGCATGGCTGTTCATGCTGCTAGTATTAACACAGGTAGCAAAGTAAGTAAAGCAATCTAGTGCCACTTTGGTAACTGTCACATAAGGGGCATACATTGCCCCTTTTTTAATGTACAATTAGAACATAACAAACAAGGACCAATTATGTTCACAGTATTAGACATTAAACTAGACTTTACACAGTTCCCACACTTTGACACACAGGACCAAGAATATGCCACGGAGTTATGCCTAGGCGAATATGATGCCATCGACGTGCTAAACGTGGTCCACAGAGTAGAAGAACTTTTTAAGTTTCCAGTACTTGAGGCGATTATATCATATAACGGTTATAATGTTCACGTTAATAGGACAGTTTAAAAACTGTCACATGGCCTCACATATGTGGGGTCTTTGTGTGTATAATAGTAGTATAACAAACACAGGTAACAAACATGAGAAACGGAATTGATCAACCTTACACAGGTCTAACAGAGGACCAAGTCAATGATCTAAACCTAAAGCTTTACGACCTTATCAATTCATTAGAGTATAAAGTAGACGCACCTGACTTGCATAATGCGATGAAAGTTAACTTAATGTGGTTTGAAATGAATGATGTAGCCCTAGATGAATTCTAGGGTAAGGACACAGCTGGCTACACTTTAGCCAGTTGTTTTGTGTTCTTATTTGTTGATTATAAAAACCGATAAGTCCCTAACCTACAACGAACCAAAATCGAGAGCTATATATTATTCGTATTCAAAAAATTTTTGGGATATAAAAAATGCCCCAGAGGTTGAATGTTACAGAGGGATGACATAGTACTCTCTATATGATATAATAAGAAGTAAATACTCATGGCACATACAAGAAGACAAATGCCCGTATACCAAGACTACGAGATTCGTATTAATTTGAACGAACTCATTGAAAAGAGAATTCCATGTTGTGACTTGCTTCATCCAGATCATTGCCTTACAGAGAAGCAAGTGGCAGAGATTGCACATGATATCCGTATGGATCTAAACCTTCATCCAATCTTTCAGCAAGTAGATACACATATTATCAGATATATTGAGGCAGCTGGTATTGACAATAAGGATCATTGGGCAGAGGAAAGGTTGAATGACCTCCCTGATGAATCTGGCATTGAGATGTTTTAATCATGGCAATATATAATGATAGTCGAGTAGTAATCAATCTAGATGAGTTGGTTGCATGTAGAGCAAAGGTAGTAGGAGAAGAGTTGAGTAACTATGAGGTATCACTTCTAGCAAGTGAACTGAAAGATACTCTTACTTGGGATACTCTCTTCTTCATGGTAGATGGTGCAATCCTTGACTTTAAGGGTAAACCTCGCGTCATCTACGGAGACACAGCAAATGATGCTGAGTTAGTGGAGAGAGAAAAGAATAAGAGAAAGTTTAAAATGGTAGAACTAAAAGGAGTTTCATGGACAATTCAAGTACCGTTGCGAATCAAGGATTGAAGTCTTATCACATTTACTATGAGGATAAGGTTCTGTTTAAGAATCTAGATCAGGAAGAGTTTGATTTAATATGGAGCAAGATCTATCGTTCGTATCATACAGATAGTTTGTCGTTCTCTGTCTGTATAGGAGATATGTGTTTGGAGGAGCAGTCTTATTAATGCACCCACTTGATCATTTAGAGAATTTTACTGACGATTGGATATCTCATCTACAGGAGCCTGATCCGATTAGTCCTGAGTATAAGGGACCTCGTTGTCCCTTTGCAAAGAAAGCGAAAGATGAAAACCGTCTCAAGTTTAGAAAGGTATATGACTATTTCTCTGCATATGACTTCTGGGAAGTTGTATCAGAGGAGTGTGATAAGTTTGATGGCAGTCATGATGTAGTGATTGTTGCAGCACATAGTAATGCGAATCATATTACTCCAGAGTCTATGGGTGGCGGCGTTGATGCTCTGAATACTTTCTTAAACTGTAAGGGGAAGGATTTATGGTTACTTACGAAGGTTGATCATCTTTTCACGATTGTTATGGTTCAAAAAATTAGCGCGTTAGACGACTCTGCCAAACTCTTAGAGAGTAAGGGATATTATACGACACGCTATAGTGAGACACAAATGGAGAAGGTAGTGACTGGTCGTAGAAAGTATCGGGAGAAGTTAGATGGAATGTAAGACTCTGCCGAATCAAGGATATGTTGAAGGTGTTCTAAAAAAATCCGAACGTGACTACCTCTGGAGTTTAATCGGAGAGATTGATATTACTGACGAAAAGAAGAAGCAGAAGCAGTTAACTGATATTGATAATGAATTTGCAAACACTGTATTGATGCCATATGTTCAAACGTATGTCAATGAATTTGGTGTTCCGTTTAAGTTGAACACTACTCATAGTCACGACTTATGTTTGAATCGTTTCTGGAGTCGGATATCTACTGAAGGTGATTATCAAAGCATACATGACCATCAAAGTGTGTTTACCTTTGTAGTCTGGTTGAAGATACCTTTCGATGGAAATAAGGAAAGAAACATACAGCCAGGATTCAGACCAGAAGCAGGCGACTTTGCATTAGTGTATCCAGACACAACTGGTCAACTGAAAAAGAAGAACTGGATACTGACACCAGAAATGGAAGGCACCATGATTTTGTTTTCCAGTAATATCAATCATATTGTCTATCCACATTTTTCAACAAAAGACTACCGTGTATCTGTAGCAGGGGATGTGACTATATCAAGTCTGAATCCACTCGAACCGATTGGCACACCGTTAAACTGAAAAATAAAAATGTATAGATAGGTTACAATGAAAACAACACAAGAAATGAATGTCGAACTTGATATTAAAGTACTAGAGTACATCTACGAATCTGTACAGTTCCGCTTGGAAAACGACACACATTTATTGTATCATCCTGACATTCGCAAAGACTTAGAGGACATGCTTGCAGAATGGGAAGATGAATACTTATAATGTGTATATTGGGGAAGCCCAGATTATGAAAAATATTCCAGAAGGTGACATTAAACATAAACTGGAATATCTAAACGAATATTTTAAACACTATCCTGATGATGCTCTGCGTCATGAGGAGATTCGAGTTGTCAAAAACGAAGTCACAGATTGACAACTATATAATATAACACTATGGACAAATTGATTTGACCGTGGTATACTTACTATGTACTGACAACAAGTTATGGCTAAAGGATTTACAGTAAAAGCAAACGCTCCCAAGACTAAGAAGGTTGAGGATGATTTTAATCTTGAGGAAGCAAAGGCATTAGCAAAAGGAAAAGCGATCGTCTTCTGTCTGCCTGGCAGAGGCGTGTCATATATCTTCCTCAAGAACTTCGTTCAACTCTGTTTTGACCTTGTTCAGAATGGCTCTTCAATTCAGATCAGTCAAGACTACTCATCTATGGTTAACTTTGCACGTTGCAAGTGCCTAGGTGCTAACGTATTGCGTGGACCTGACCAGATTCCTTGGGATGGTAAACTCAAGTATGACTATCAACTCTGGATTGACTCTGATATCGTCTTTGATACAGAGAAGTTCTATCGTTTGGTATGGATGCAGAAGGACATTGCAGCTGGTTGGTATTGCACAGAGGATGGAAAGACCACTTCCGTGGCACATTGGTTGGAAGAAGAGGACTTTGCCAAGAATGGTGGAGTTATGAATCACGAAACTATTGAGTCTATCTCTCGTCGTCGCAAACCTTTCACAGTTGACTACACTGGATTCGGTTGGTTGCTCATCAAGAACGGTGTCTTTGAGAACAAGGACATGAAGTATCCTTGGTTTGCACCTAAAATGCAAGTCTTTGACTCAGGAGAAGTCCAAGATATGTGTGGAGAAGACGTTTCTTTCTGCTTGGATGCAAAAGAAGCGGGTTATGAGATCTGGTGTGATCCAAAAATTCGTGTTGGACATGAAAAAACAAGGATTATCTAATGGAAATTAAGTATAAGGTAGTCGAATTAGGTACTTCTGGGTGGTGTGTAAACGATCCGAAGCAAGATGTAGGTCTTACTAAGGATCAAGCACAGACCAGATTGGAGTTTTACCTCTCAGAAGGTATCTCTCCAGACCGATTACGGGCTCAAATTGATAAATAAAAGAAAAAAAGGTAAGTAGTTATGGATTCAGATCCTACAAAGTCACCATTGAATGTAGAAAGCGCTGGTTTAAAGAGTGGCAGTGTAAAAGGTCAGTACGATGTGAGTGCTCAAGCTCGCAAAAAGGCTGCCGCAAACACCAATTCTAATCAGTCTCCACTAGCTGCTGGCTGAGAATCACTCAAAATTCTTTTAAAGACCCTCAAAAAGGGTCTTTTTTTGTGTCTAAATACATAATGATAATAATTTTGTCCGTGATGAAGTTAAAAAACACACAATTTACGGTTCCTGATGATGGTTTTATCGAAAAGCCAGAAAAAAAGGACGACATTTTGCGTGAAGTTGTTGGCGATGATGCTAATGACGAGAAAAGAAAACAAAATTTGAGTGAATAATGCCAAAAATAGACAAACCGTTAGTCACTAAACAGTATTTTAGGGATATTAGTCTCAGTTTTTCAAAGCATCCTGTCACAGGTGACATTGGTGCTTTGTCAAATGAGGATGCAATCAAGCGGTCTGTTGAAAATTTGGTAAGAACAAAGCTAGGAGACAGGTTTTTCAACCCACTTTTAGGAAGTGAGATTGAAAACAGTCTATTTGAGAACCCAGATGACGCTGTTGCATACAATCTGGAAGATGATATTTACGTTTTATTAGAAAACTTTGAACCTAGAATCAATAATGTTAACTGTCGAATCTCATATCCTATTGATAGCAACGATTTAAACGTAACTATTGGGTATGATATTGTCGGATTATCAGTTATAAGACAAAATGTAGACTTTATCCTCCAATCAACTAGAATATAATGTCTTTCAACCAGTTTACAAACTTAGATTTCGCTGACCTTAGAGGTCAAATCAAAGATTATCTTAGAACTAACTCTGATTTTTCTGATTTCGACTTTGAAGGATCGAACTTTTCGATTCTAATTGACCTTTTAGCGTACAACAGTTACATTACTGCCTATAATACCAACATGGCAGTCAATGAATGTTTCCTTGACAGTGCGACTTTGCGTGAAAACGTCGTTTCACTTGCTAGAAACATTGGATATGTACCTAGATCGACTAGATCTGCTAGAGCAGTGGTCAATTTCTCTGTCAACATGCGAGATAATGACACTAGAATCGTTACTTTGAAGGCTGGACAGGTCGCCTTGGGTTCTCAACAGGGCGGATCTTACATTTTTTCCATTCCAGACGACTTTGTTGCTACAACTGATGAGGGAAACGTTGCAAGATTCAATAATTTGAGCATTTACGAAGGAATTTACCTTCAAAAAACTTTTCAGATTGATTATTCTCAACCAAATCAAAGATTTATTCTTCCAAATGCGAATATTGACACAACTTCTATTCGTGTTACAGTCGAATCTACGACAAGAGAGATTTATACACTGTATGATAACATTTTAAGAGTTGATGCTACGTCAAAACTCTTCCTAATTCAAGAAATTGAAGACGAACATTACGAAATTCTGTTTGGAGACGGTATCTTAGGTAAAAAACCGCCTGCTGGAGCTAGAGTTACTGTAAATTACATTGTGACAAATGGAAAACTCGGAAATGAGGCTAGAAAATTCTCATTTGTTGGAGTTTTAGAGGATGATCAAGGATTACCTGTAACTTCTGGTATTTCTGTTGTCAGAACTTCACAGCCTGCAGCAGATGGAGACTCGATTGAAGATATCAGTTCTATCAAATACCTGGCACCTCGTATATACTCCTCACAATACCGTGCAGTGACGGCAAATGACTACACAGGTATAATTCCCTTCGTGTATCCTAACGTTGAATCTGTGACCTCCTACGGTGGAGAGGAACTTGATCCGCCTGAGTATGGAAAAGTGTTTATTTCCATCAAACCCAAGAATGGTTCTTTCCTTTCACAAATTACAAAGGATGATATCTCTAGGCAACTTAAACAATATTCGATTGCTGGTATCAAACCAGAAATTATTGACCTTAAGTATCTTTATGTTGAAGTTGATAGTTCTGTTTACTATAACAGCAACGCAATTTCAGATGCCACTGAATTAGTTACATCTGTAACTAAGGCTTTGACATCATATTCACAATCATCTGACATCAACGCCTTTGGTGGTAGATTTAAGTACTCCAAAATTGTTGGATTGATTGATGACTCTGCAAGAGGTGTTACTTCCAACATTACGAAGGTAAAAATGAGAAGGGATATTACTCCTGAGATCAATACTTTTGCAACATACGAACTTTGCTACGGAAATGCGTTTTTCAAACAACGTAATGGATACGGAGTCCGTTCTACTGGATTTACTGTCAGTAATATTGCTGGAACAGTTTACTTAGGTGATATTCCTACTGCTGGTACAGACGTAGGTAAAATTATCTTCTTCAAACTCGTAAACAATCTACCATTAGTTGTTAAAAATGACGCTGGTACAATCGATTACGTTCACGGAGAGATTAATCTTGATGTGGTAAATATAACAGGTACTTCTTTAGCGAATGGTCAGATACAAGTTGAGGCAATCCCTCAATCTAATGACGTTATCGCACTTAAAGATCTCTATCTCCAATTAGACGTTACCAATAGTTCCGTAAAGGCACTTCCTGACGTTGTATCCTCTGGTGAGAATACATCTGCTACTTCCTACGTCACAACATCCAGTTACGCTAGCGAATCAATCTACACAAGATAAATGACAGATATTAAAAGAGTAAAGATATCTCATTTAATTGAGTCTCAGATTCCTGAGTTCATTAACGAAGAGTCTCCGCTGTTTAAGGACTTCTTAGAACAGTATTACATATCTCAGGAACATCAATCTGGTATAGTTGACTTGGCAACTAACCTTGCCGAGTATAGAAAGATTGGTGCGTTCAATAATGAGACTTTAGTTCCATCTACAACTCTTACTAGTGGTTGTTTTGCTGGTGATGGCCAGATCTTTGTGACTTCAACAGTTGGTTGGCCAGATACTTACGGTTTGTTGAAGATTGGAAATGAAATTATAACGTATAAGTCTAAAACTGCAACATCTTTCGATGACTGTGCCAGAGGATTCAGTGGTATTGATCAAATATCAAAAGATGATGATGCGGAGTTTCTACAGTTCAATAAAACGGTTGCAGCTGCACATCCAAATGGATCTTTAGTATTAAATTTAAGTAATCTATTCTTACAGACATTCTTTTCAAAATTCAAGACTGAATTTTTGCCTGGATTTGAAAATAGAAGTTTTATTGGTGGAACATCTGTCACTAATATTCTTACTAGGGCAAAAGACTTCTATATGTCGAAGGGAACTGACTCTTCATATCAGATTCTTTTCAAACTTTTGTATGGCGAGGATATTGAACTCCTCAAACCGATTGATAAGACAATTACTCCTTCTGCAAACGTATATTTCAAAACAAAGCACGTTTTAGTTGAGAACTTATTCGGTGGAGAACCATTACAATCTATTGGTAACTTCTTATTCCAAGATGTTGCTGGAATTGGTACTGTAAGTGCTTCTATCTACAATGTAGAGTACAGACCAATCAATCAAACTGACTTTTTTGAGTTATCATTGGATGCTACGTCATTTGATGGTAACTTCCAAGTGCCTGGTAAGACAAAAACACTTGAAATTGTTGGTGCTCAATCAAATACCATTGTAGTTGACTCTACAGTTGGATTTGGACAGTCAGGAAGTCTTCTTGTTAGACCTACAAAGGGTGCTAACTTTGTAAACGTACAATATAACGATAAAACCATTAATCAGTTCCTAGGCGTTACTGGTATTACAACTGATTTGGTTTTTGGTGCTGATATTCTTGAAAATAAACTTGCATATGCTTATGCTGGTTTTGGTCAGACATCTTTGATGCAATTCAGACTTGTAAACGTCATTGATGATGCAGATACAAGTCAATCCACCAATATGCAAATTGGTGACAACCTAAAACTCCTTTCTTTCGGTAAAGATTTAGGGCAACTGCCACAATTCAACAACTGGATCTATAATATTCCATCCAGTCACAATATTTCCAATATCAGTCAGGTAAACGTCAACACTTTCAGAATTAACATCTTCGATTCTGTTGTTTTCTATGTTGACGAAGTTTTGGTCATCAAAAACCAAGCTGGAGATACATCTCTCATTACAATCAAAGATATTGAGTATGATTCGACCAATATTTCTAAAGTTTTTGCAAATACGATTGTTGTTCAAACTGCCACAACAATTCCAAGCAATCCAACTGTAATTACAAAGACAGTTACTAAGGCATCTCATAACTCTTCATATTTCCCAGGCGTAGATGCTTTCCCTGTTGGTATTCAGAATAGTTACTTAGATAAGAACGAAGAATTCTTCTATATTACTTCTTCTGGTCTACCTAACTATCCAATCTTTGCAACTGACAACAAGGTCTTTGTAAAAAGTTCCCCAGTTGAGGTTGTAGACGGTTTTGGGACACCTTTACTCGGTGGTGGGTTTACTTATACCCTCCAGTCCTATGACCCAGCGTTCACGGTCGGTGCAAACACCAATCAACTCTTAAATCACAACTATGTGACTGGTGATAAGATCTATTGGGACAATACAACCAATAGTGGCATCAACACTGGTATCTACTTTGTAACTGCCATCAACCAAACTGAATTCTACTTGTCATATAGTGGTTCTGACGTATTTGCGAAGAAGTATATTGCTGTTAGAACTGATACTGCTGGACAGTTCATCTATAAGTCAGGATGGGAGAACAAAACTCTTAAAAACCAGAAAATTCTTAGAAAGTATCCTAATTATAAACAGAAGACTTTATTTGACGACAAGAACCAAAGA